GGTAGAAGGACCTTTTGATGCTATGGCTGTAGATGGAGTAAGTATACAAGGCAGTGAGATAAGTGATACACAAGCAGAACTGATAGACAGACTACAGCGTGAAGTGATAGTTGTTCCGGACACAGATAGTGCAGGGCGCAAACTGGTAGACCGTGCTATAGAACTTGGATGGACAGTGAGTTATCCTGTATGGCAAGAAACTTGCAAAGACCTAAACGAAGCAGTGGTTAAATACGGTAAGTTGTTTGTATTGAAAAGCATATTGACGGCAAGAGAAACCAGTCGTTTGAAGATTGAATTGAAGAAGAAGAAACTATATAACTAATGGATCCAAAAAAGAAATTTTATTTGTTTAAACAATCAACGAACTTTTGTGCAGTGCCGTGGAATCACATTAAAGTTGAAATGGACGGAAGGGTAGCAACTTGTTCGCAAGGTCAGCAGGAACTTGGACATCTTCAGGATAGTTCTTTAGAGGAAATTACCAACAGTATAAGTTTTCAGCGCATAAGAGATAGTCTATACAAAGATCAGAGTTCACCAAATTGTAAAACATGTGCGGCGTACGAAGACACAGGAGAACCAGAATACAAGTTCTTACGTGATTTATATAATCCCATGTTCAAGCATGCCGACATAGACTATTCAGATAAAAGATTATTCAAACTTAGTGCAATTGACTTACACTGGAGTAGTACTTGTAATTTAAAATGTATCACTTGCTGGGCTAACCAAAGTAGTTCTATTGCACATGAAGAAGGTAAGAAAGTTTTACATACACCAGACGACAAAGCAGATCGAATTATTGATTTAATAGTTAGTAGACAACATCAGATGAAAGAGATATATATTAGTGGTGGAGAACCTACCTTAATTAAACATAATTTAAGGCTACTAAAGAGATTAGATAAATCTATTAATTGTAGAATTAGAGTTAACACAAACATGATGTTTGAACAAAAAAATCCTGTTGTTGAAGAATTAAAAAAATTTAAAAATGTTCTTGTAACTATTAGTGCTGATGCAACTGGTGATAGATTTGAATATATTCGAAGAGATGCTAGTTGGCCTAAGTTACTTAGAAATTTAGACTACCTTAAACATCACGCAAATTTTAAAATTAGGTTAAACAGCGTATTCTTCGTTGCTAGTGCATTAAACTTAACTGATACTCAGCAGTTTTTCCATGATACATACGGCATTAACGATCTCACTATAAATCAAGTTCAAATGAACAAAACTGCTATACAATGTCGAAATTTACTTCCAGCAGTTAAAAACCAATGTATTGAAAAAATAATAAAACACAAATCCAAGTTTAAAGATAACAAAAATTTAGTAGGCCAACTTGATACCTGTTTAACAGAGCTACAAAAAGACAAGGAAGAAGATTATGCGCCATTCTTTGAGTCATTCAGAAACAAAGTTGATACTGAATGGCGGGAGATTTTTACAGAGTTATGAATGTTCTACTATTAGGTTGCGGTTCAAAATGGGGAAGGCAACTGCTAGACAGTTTAGCATCTAATCACACAGTACATAGTATTAGCAGCCAAGATATTCATAATGTAAATAATTTAAAGATTGATTGGTCGTCGCTTGGCCCAGCAACGGTTGAGAAGTTTTTAAAAAGTCTACCAGATATTGATCTTGTGTTTTTTAATCAAAATGGATCAGCATTGAGCGGACAAAATTTTGACCATATGAAAACTATTGACCATTGGAAACTGGAAAAACATTGGAGTCAGCAATACTATAACAGTGTTATTTTTCCTTTTCATGTTGTACAAAGCATAAATTTAAACAAGGACAGCATAGTAGCATGGATGCTATCGTCGTACGTGTATCAGCACACAAATATTAATCATGCAGATTATGTTGGTAACAAGTATCAAAATTTTGTTATAATGAAAAATTTTAGTAAGACAGGAAAGTCCTGTTTTTGTGGTGTAAATCCAATGGATATTGATAATCCGAATGTTACAGTAGATAAATTTATAACAAATTTATTTGGACATAAAAAAGAAGAACTAAATGGAAATGTAATTTATTTCAATGGTGAAATAGATATTAATTTCCATAATTTTAGTGTATAATTAACTATATGAAAGAATATTCAGCAGAAATACAAAAACTGTTTTTAGAAATGATGATGCAGGACGCAGAAACATTTGTGCGTGTGCAGAACATTTTCAACGAAGAGAACTTTGATCGAAGTTTGCGTGAAGCGGCCAAGTTTATAAGGGAGCATAGCAGTGATTATAAAACTATGCCCACAAAAGAACAGATACTGGCCCAAACAGGAGTTGAGCTTAAAGAAGTGCCCGACGTTGGTGAAGGACACTATGATTGGTTCATGGCAGAGTTTGAAGGCTTTAGTCGTAGACAAGAACTTGAACGTGCTATCCTCAAAGCGGCAGACATGATTGAGAATGGTGAATATGATCCTGTTGAAAAACTAATAAAGGACGCAGTGCAGATTAGTCTCACCAAGGACATGGGTACTGACTACTTTGAAGATCCTAGAGCAAGGCTCATGAAGATCAAGGATAACAACGGACAGGTCAGCACAGGTTGGCCCACTATGGACAAGCGACTGTTTGGTGGTATGAACAGAGGCGAACTGAACATTTTTGCAGGTGGTAGTGGTAGTGGTAAGAGTTTGTTCATGCAGAACATTGCTATCAACTGGATAAGTCAAGGACTTAACGGCGTGTTCTTAACACTGGAACTTAGTGAAGAATTGTGTGCCATGCGTATGGATGCAATGGTTGCTAATGTTGCAACCAAAGAAATATTCAAGGACATGGACACACTTGAAATGAAGATACGTATGGTGGGCAAGAAGTCGGGTAACTTGCGCATCAAGTACATGCCAGCACAGAGCAACGTTAATCAGATCCGAGCATACTTGAAAGAACTGGAAGTACAGACAGGAAAAAAAGCAGACTTTATCATGGTGGATTACTTGGACTTGGTTATGCCAGTTAGTGCTAAAGTAAGCCCAAGTGATTTGTTTGTTAAGGACAAGTATGTGAGTGAAGAACTGCGTAACTTGGCACGTGAGTTTGAGATATTGATGATTACAGCATCGCAGTTAAATCGTAGTGCAGTTGAAGAAATTGAGTTTGACCACAGCCATATATCGGGTGGTATTAGTAAGATCAACACAGCAGATAATGTGTTTGGAATCTTTACAAGTAGAGCAATGCGTGAACGTGGACGTTATCAGATACAGTTGATGAAAACTAGAAGCAGTAGTGGTGTTGGGCAAAAAGTTGACTTGGAGTTTAACTTGGAGAGTCTGCGCATTACAGACCCAGGTGAAGAAGGACAAAGTGAAAGTGGGGGATTTGGTGGACAAAAGTCAGGTGCTATTATGGATCAAATAAAAAGCACCAGCAGTGTTACGCCAATTGCACAGCCACAAGAGTCTGCTAAAGTAAATGCTGGTGTAGACAGCACCAAACTAAAACAAATGTTAGCGGGTCTTAGGTCTAATACTGAATAAATATTATAAACCTGGAGCGAACCTTGCAGAAAAAAACACGTAGCATCTTAGACGAACTTGCACACATGCCGGTTACACGAGATACAACTAACTTAGTAGAAAGTCGTGCTAGTCACGTGATGTCGGGTGCTATAAACTTAATTAATTTTATTAAAGAAAACTATAGCCCAGAGCAAGCAGGCGAGCTTGAACGTAGATTACTAAACAGTATTAGAGCACAGGACCCGAACAAATTTATTCGTGGTGTCCGGAGATTAAAAAACAATGAAGATTAATGAAATTTTAAACGAATTAAGATCAGTAGATGCAAGTGGGAAACGTGTACGGATAAAAGATATTATCGGCAAACCAGAACCAGTGCAGACTGTTGAGCCCGACGATTATGAGGATTATGAAGATTACAGTGACGAAGTAGATGTAAACGAACCTGACTTGGATATTGAACCTGACTTGGATATTGAACCTAAATCTGAACCTAAACAGGATAGTATGCCTGATCCAATTGATACAGAAGCAGAGAAGTCTAATGCTAATATCAAAAGCAAAGTTGATTACTTGGTCAAGCAAGGTGTACTACAAAGTGGAAGAATTACTGACACAGAAAAACAGTACATTGATAGTGTAGACGTTTATGTTGATCCTAACAAGTTTGCTAATGCAGATCCTAGTGAGGTTATACTCAAGGCAACGCCACCGCATATAAGCAACTACGATGCAAGTGTCACAATGCCGTTATCTGCCTGGCAAGAAGCATTAGGACGAGATGGAACAGGTCTCAGAGGGAATGTAGGATTTAATCTTACACCTGCAGGATGGTGGAGTGATGATTATCAAGGATATATCAATCCCAATAGCAAGTTAGACGATTTAATTAGCACGTACCAAAAATGATAATACTTGAAGGCGGGAACATATTCAAAGGTGCAGACAAGCAACCTTTAACACAACGTATCAAGCGTGAGGATATTCCTGCCACTGTAGCCTGGCTTGAAAAAGTTTCCGGACTACCATTTCCCACAACCACTTGGTTGGGTAGCACAGGTAAAAAAGCCACGTCAGGGGACTTGGATCTACAAGTAGATGCTAATACCACAGACAAAGACACACTGGTACAAATACTATTAGCCGCAGGTGTTGCTAAAACAGACATCAAAAAGTCCGGTGATAGCGTACACGTTAAAGCACCTATAGCAGGTGATCCTGCCAACGGTTTTGCACAAGCAGATTTGATGTTTACAGATGATCCAGCCTGGCAATCCTTTGCTATGGCAGGCAGCGGCGAAGGCAGTGTACTACCAGGCATGGCAAGACACATTATACTAAGCAGTATTGTTGCTGAACTACAGCCTAATCTCAAGTGGAGTTACAAAAACGGATTGGTGTTTAGAGATACCAATCAACCTTATGAAAACGGCAAGAGTCCTGCAACACTAAGCAAAGTAACTGGCATTCCTGTAGCAAAGCTCAGCAGTGCAGATGATATAGTTGCCGCGATTAAAGGTGCAAGCAATTACGAACAGCTGATTGGTAGGGCAAGAGAAACGCTTGAAAAGTCTGACATACAGTTGCCAGAGTCTGCACCATTGCCTGGCACCGGTGCTTGGTTCAACAGCATGGCAGAAAGTAGCAAGTTTGGTTTTGTAAAAAGCCTAACAGAAAACACAAAAGGTCGTACTCCACATCCAGAAGATGCTATATTCTCCGGCAGTGCTGCCGCAGGACAACAGATTGCTGGACTAGGTGCAGTAGTATCTAATCCTAACAAATTAACTATCAAATGGGACGGTTTTCCTGCATTGATATTTGGTCGTGATCCTGCAGATGGTAGACTTGCGGTAATGGACAAGTACATGTGGAACAAGGGCGTACTTGCCAAGAGTGTAGATGAGTGGAAGCAGTACGACAGCACCAAAGCATCTGGTGGATTGCGTGGGGACTTGTACAACAAACTAGCACAGATTTGGCCAGGACTAGATGCCGCCACAGAAGGCGCAGGTTTTTACTGGGGTGACTTGTTATACACAGGACAGTTACAGCCACAGGGCGGGTCATACAACTTTAAACCAAACACTGTTGAGTATCGTATACCAGTTAACAGTAACTTGGGCAAGTTGGTAGGCAATAGCACAGGAGGCATAGTTGTGCATCAGCACTTCAATGAACTCGGCGGTTCTAGCACACAATGGGACGGTAAAGGGCTAAAAAATGTACCTGGTGGTGTAGCAGTATTAACACCAAGTGCAGGGCTACGTTTTGAATTAAAACAACCTGTGCAGTTAGAAAAACGTGCCAAAGCCGCACTACAGCAACACGGCAAGGCTGTTGATGATCTACTTGCACAAATACCAGCCAGTACTGTCCAACAAATACAACGCTACTTTAATCAATTTGTTACAGGACAAACCAAACAACCACTGTACACATGGCTAGAAGGCAACACCAGTGCTAAACAGTATCAAAATCTAGTTGGTGATGATTATAGTGGGTTATTATTTGCCAAAGATGCACAAGGTAAAACAGTTGCTAGTCCAGGCTATGATGGACTCAACAC